CTTTACGACCGAACCTAACGGCGAGTTCACCCGTATGGGTCGTCTCCATTATTTTCATTTTAGGTTTAAGCCCCATCACCCAAGACGGAAAGAAGGTCGAAGCAAACTCAGATTTGGTATGTCGAGGCGGCATGTTAACAATCAAACGATTGATCTCACCTCGAGCAACTTGCTCTAGCTTTTCGGCGAATATTTGATGATGGCGACCGCAGACAAACTCTGGCCACATGTGATTGACGTAACTCAAAAAAGATTCTTGACACTCGTCTTGCGTTGAGTAACCGTCTTGCTTTTCTAAAAGCAGCAGGGCTTCTTTGAGTTCAGCCTCTGTAAGTTTGGAAAAATCCATTTATTTACTTTGGTATATTTTTCTAATTTTTTCTTCTATATCATTCAGCTGTTGCTGAAATCTTTTGCCGCTTTTAATTGCAGCATTCATCATATAATTACCTTGCTCAATATCTCTAGGGTCAGCCTTAGATGCTAAGTCTTGACCGCGCTCGTAATTAAATTTTTGCTTATCTATTAATTGTTTAAATTTATTTCTTTTAGCAAACAAAGGCTTGAGTTGCATTTTAACTGGAGTAGAAATAACTTTTAATTTTTTGGTTGGATCGGCCATCATCATCGCAAACTCATCCAACGGATTAGGTTTGTATCTTTCCATTATCGGATTGAATGGTTCGATAGTACCTAAATCGAAAGTACCTGGGGGAGCCTCGGTTACAGGAGCTGACTCCGTTAGCATGTCAAGCGCTGATTGTAAGTAACTCACCTCATCTCCAGTTTGTTTTTTCATTCTAAACTCTTCGTAGTATTTTTCAAAATCTGGATTTATTTTATCTTTGTAGGTTTTAGAAAACTCAATTGCTGAATCTTGGTCTTTGCCAAAATTGATTGAGTCGCCAGAATTAATTGCATCTCGCATGCTTTGCTCAACATACTTGCCGTCTTTAACAACCAGCTTAGGATAAACAATCCAATCGCCTGTTTTTTCGTCTATATCTGCCGAAAGCAAATGCGTTTGCGGACGGCCTTCCTTATCGAATTTGGTTGGGTTTGGATAGTTCTGCGGATTGCGAACGCGATCTATAAACGGCAGATCAGCCATCGTTAGCTAATTTGGGCCAGCTCTGCGTCGATACCGCCTTGTTCCATATTGCTTTGCAACGTCTCCATTACCGCTTGAAATAAAGCCTCAATATCTTCATCGTCTAAACCAGCTTGTCTTAGCGATTCAATTACCTCGGCTTCAGATGCGCCAGCTTGAATCATCTCAATAACCATTTGTACGTATTGATCTAGCGCTTGCATTTCTGGTTGGATGTCTTGGACTTCCATCAAGCTTGCTTCGATTTCATCTCCGCCTGGAGCCATCATTTCAGTTTCTTCCATCATCATTACCTCATCACCCTCAGCGTAAACGCCTCGGCCTTTTAATATATCTGCTTGAGTTACTTTACCATCGCCTGTTAGGTCGGGGAAGTCATCTGAGTCAGCCTCGCCGCCTTCAGCCATCAATAAAGAAACATTTTTCAAACCTTGTTCGGCATCAAGTTGCTGCATTCTCTCTGCTTCCATTTCAGCTTCGTAGGCTCGCTGAGCTCTACCAACATACTCACCAGGAGCAGCGCCTATCTCTTGCGCTTTTTGAGATGCAATATCAATCAGTTTATCTAATCCAATACGCATGCCAGCTAAATCTTTACCGAGTTGTTCTGGAGAATTAAGCATCATATTTTGCATACTCGCTTGCTCAGTAAAACCTTGAGTTGCGTCAGTAACTGCCGCACCTCCTAAAAGGCCGCCTCCTATAATTGCATTCTCGGTACCTCGTCTTAAACGATCGTTGAGGCTTGCAGTACCTGGAATATTTCTATTTTGGCTCATCCTTATTTCTTTGTTTTTAAATACTTCAGCAAGATTTGTAGGTTTTCCTTGAAAACCTTCCCCTCGAAAAAGCTTGTTGCTTTTGCTCGCCTCTATTGCATTTTTATCAATATATTTTAAAAAATCATCGGTATTATCAAACCCGTAATATTTAGCTTCTATTTTTAGCTGGTCCTTTAAAGTTTTTTTATCCTTACCCAATATTTTATTAGACAAATCTTTCATACGACCTGGTAAGTTTCTGCCTGCTGCCATCGCTGCTGCGGTCAAACCACCTTTTGACATCATCATACGTGGCTGAGGCATCATTCCAACAGGTGAAACCTCTGGAAGGTCTTGAGTCATCGGCATGTCAGTTGGAACTTGTAAGTTCATTATATCTTCAGGAGATATTTTGGGCATCTGACTGAAATCCATATCGCCGATAGGTTGACCAAAGATGGTTGGGTTGAAAGAAGGTGCTTCGCCCATCGGTAGACGCTCGAGCGCTGAAGGGTCTTTTCTAGCTATAGGTTGAGGCATTTTCAAACGAGCTTCTGGATTATAAAATTTTCCGCCTGGCTTATAGAGACCAGGAGATCCGCCCGCGTAAAATCTGCCATCATCCACACTTGGCATTCTTTCTGGTATAGGTTGGGGCAATCTTCCGCCAGCAATTAAATCTTCTAAAGGATTTCTTCTTTTTGGTATCCTCAAACCAGTTAAAACTGATCGTCTTCCTCTAGAAGGCATCCTAGATACTTTCTTTCGCATGTTGTTTCTTATTTTACTTAAAAATCCCATATCCTTTCCTCGGTTGCTTTATTCTAACATCCAAAACTTTAAAAAGTATAGAAAAATTTTGGGGGGTATGGGTACCCTTTTGTTTATTTGGATTTGATCTGGGGAAAAAGTGTGAATAACTTTTTTGTCTGAGGATTTTTTTTGGCTGGAAAAAATTTTTTTAAGGGCAGGCAAAGTAAAGATCTTGGAGAAGATAGATTGAACGAAGTGCAAAAATACCCTACCTGCATACGAATGATATCTGACGGATATAAAAAAGGCAATCTTTAGATATGAGAGTTTGAGTATGTGTATTGTTGTACTTGTCTGTATGTATATGGATGTTGTTATATATTTGGGGGGGTGGGGTTGTTTAAATCTGCCCGATCCTCCGACAAAGCCGACCTATAAAGAATCATCCGAGCCGTAGGCGAGGGCATTCTATTAAGCGAGGTACGAGCGTGTAAATTCTTCAGACAGCGCTTGCGCTGACCTTATTATGCCTTGCAAAAAGGGAAGGGCAGACAGAATAAATACCCCTAAAAATATCTATTTATACGGCTATATTCGTCCAAATATGTGCAAATATCTGTAAATATTGCCAAATATCCCTATAAATACCCCTAAATACCCCTAAATTTGCCCCCCTTCTCCCCTCTCGCCAGCAAATACATACAAAATACCCCCGAATTTAACCCCCCTCCTCCCCTCTCGGTATAAATAAACAAAAAAAAGGGGGCTTTCGCCCCCCTCTCCTCTTGGTATTACCCAGCTATCCAAAGAATAACCAGAAGCAATACGATTAATATCTCAATCATATTCCTCCTCGGGATAAAATCCGTTCTCAAATCCGCATGCCTTGATAAATTTATCTCTATCAAAATTAGGATTATCTTGCTTGCACATATAAATCATATCTTCAACAAAATCGATAAACGGCTCTTTATCAAATTCTAAATTAGCAAAGTTGCAGTTCATTAAATGATTGATATGTTCCGCAATCGCTTCAAAGTGTTTACGACTAAGCGACATCTTGCACCTCCTTCTTGGCTTCTTGTCTCTCGACTTCTCTAAGCGTAGCCTTCATCATTCTCGTTGAGAATTTGGCTTTGCTCTCAAAGGCGATATTGAATTTAGCACCTATCAAAGCCTTGACCATATTTAAAGTCATCCAAGGCTTTTCATATTCCAAGATGCTAGCTTGAAGCAAGACAAGGCGAGCATATACTTCGAGATAATTCTTCTCGGTAATCTCACCTATACCAATTGCCATCATATGATAGCCAATCACTTCTTGATGAGGATTATAGATTTTTCTCATACTCTCATCGCATCTAGTAAAGTCTACGATCAAACTCATTTCATCACCTCCTCAAGTCTTTGGATAAGGACTGGGTCAGTCTCGTTGACCAGTAGCATCCAAAAGATTCTAGGCTCTATCTTCAGCAAGTGTGGGAAGTTCCACTCGTCGCAAGCACATACGGCAAAAGCCAAGGCATTCATATCGCCATCACGCAGAGCGTTGGCAATCGGCAGCGCCCTAGAATCTGCTAGACCTCGATCGACCAAGGACTTGACCAAGTAGCTATCAGAAGATTCGGAGTAAGCTGTATCTCTCATCCTCTCGCTAAGCTTCTCGCATATCTCGTCTCTCGCTTGTTCCATTAGCATTTGAGAAACCTCTCTAGTCTCTTTGTCTAATTTCATTTGACACCTCCGAGAATGATTGACTCAGTTCTAAGAGCGAACTGGTTAAGGTCTTCGCCTTCCCAAGAATCAACAGTAACTCTGTCGATCACTTCGCCTTTGGCCAATCTGAACAGGTGGCAAGAATGACTGCCGTCGGGATTAGACCAAAAGGCTCGACGGATTCCGTCGACCTCGTATTCGTCGCCTTGGATAATTTGACCCTTGACGATATGACGATTCCCTCTAGAGATTCTAGAAGGGGTAAAGTTTTCAGATAATTTATTCATTTATCTATCTCCAATTACAGGCTCGCAAAAGTGTCCGCCTTGGGAGAATTATCTCAAATTAGATACAAAATGTAAAAGCCTTTTTTTTGCCTTAATAGTCGGTTATTTGAGGGTCTAAATTGCCTATATTTTTCTAATTTATACTGTATATGCAACTGTACTTGAATGTGTCTTGGCACTCCTTAGTCTTTAGCTGTTCCCGACTCCCGACTTTCCCGACTTCCGACGCCGACGCCCCCAAATTTTTAAAAGGAAAGGCTAGGAAGCAAGGGAAATGCTATTTTTTATATAGCTCTCCCCTGCCTATAGAATAGGAACAAATGTTATCGTTTACGCTAGGTACAAAAAAGGGGTCAAAAATGACCCCTTAAACTATTGGAGATAGTTTTAAATATTGGCAATTAAATCAAAGTGGTTTTCCTCGTCGTACTCCAAATACCAGCTATAAAATAAATCGGTTTCTATCTCGAATATTTTATAATCGGTATAACCACCTCTAACATCTGCCCCGTTATGGACGGATAAAGCGATAAAATTTGAATCGTAAAAATCACCCAAGGCAACAAATTGAAGTGTCTGAGTTAAAGAGCATTCGCCATTAAAAGTATTAATAACCCTAGGCTCTAATTTATATTTTTCTTTCATATATTGCTCAATATCATACATACAATTAAGCGATCTGCCCTCGGGATTATCTGCCCAATGGTATTCATCTTCCTCTATCCATTCAACAAGGTCTGCATTTTCTCTCGGCAAGTAAATGCAAGAATCTGTTAAATGGTGAAAGGTAGATTTTTCATAATATGGATAATCGCTATCTTGATCTAACAATATTAGGCGTGGCTCATTCTCAAAATCTTTTAATGATTTCTTTTGATTTCTTTGCCAATGGCGTCCGTCGTCTTGACCACTATCAAGCATATGTTTACCCGTAGACTCGGTTAACATTTCATAAATAATTTCGTTTGTTCTACTCATTATTTCACCTCTCCATATCCAACAACCCTAGCTGACATTCTAGGATTAAATCTCTCCAAAGACTTTAATTTGTCTTGCCATTGTTCTGCCGTTATATATTTAATGTCGCCGTATCTTATCGGCTCATCTTTTGCATACGCATATGCAGTACAAAATGACCAAGCGTCTACATCTTCCTCTAAGTAAACGGTAGTGCCATCTGTGTATGAGTATTCGCTAATCTCATCTGCTAGTTCTAGTGTTAACACTTCATTCATAGGCACAACCAAATAAGCGTGGGTCTGTGTGTCTATATATGTGTATTTGCCGTCGTCTGGATTAATATCAGTTCTCATTATTTAATCCCCTCTAAGACTTTAGAAACCTTTTGCAGTTCAGCTAAAGACAATTTATTAATAGCGTCTCTGTTAACTAATCTGCCGTCTTGCCATGCTTTGAGATCGTCGGCTACTTGTAAGGCGTCTATCTCAACTCTTAGCCTTTCAGTATGTATTATTGCTGGATGATCTAGATCAACATCCAATTCTCTACAAATGACGACTTCCAAATTTAATATGGCGTCCTCGATTATTTCATATTTACTTTTATTCATTTTTTCTATCTCCTAAAAAAGTGCCTAATAAAAGGCGTTAATTTATTCTTTAATTATTGCATACTAATAAATTAATTTCTACAAAAAGTAGACAATTATTTAATCTTTATATATGCTCTGTTTTTTAATTAATTTTTGGAGAAGTTAAACAAATGTATTTTAAACCTAAAGAAAATGAAGTTTACGCTAAAAGAGAAGTAAATATCGGAGAAGTAAGTATTGAAATAAATATTATGTATCCCGACAAATTATCATGGAATGGTGTTATCAATGAATCATTACCCATTGATTATTCATCAAGTCATACCCGACTTGGAAAAATGTTAAACAAGGCTATCGCCGACTATCTAACAGAATCAGATGATTATGTAGTTTGTGGTATGAACAAAGACGGGAGTTTGAAATGAAATCATTACTTAGAACAATCTTAGACGAGTGTGAGAAAAATAAACTCATGTACCGAGCCAATGCTTACGATCTAGCCGACAACGGATGCGAAGATATGATTGTCCCGTGGGGGTATGACTTCAAAGCCTTGGTGGAAACTATGAGTGAATTTGAACTTGACGAAAAACGGGGCAATATCCAAATTATTCCCGAGAGTAAAGTTAAGACTCATGCAGAATTAATAGATTCTATCAGATCAGATTTATTGGAATATATTTATGAAGATGAGGAAAGAAGTTTAATTCAAAATTTGACTGATGAGCAAATTATCGACGAACAACCAGATGAATACTACTCTGGATGCTATTGCATCATGTGGACTAATTACGGGGGCAACGAACACCTTGATTGTTTTACCGACTATACAACAGGTTTGGATAAATACTTTGATGTCAGCAAGTTAACCAACGATTGGGAAGATGAGTACAACAAATTCAGATTAGGATTGATCTAATGGATAACCAATATTATGAAATGCCTAAGTGGTCAACTTGGGAAATTGAAACTTGGAGAAGAAAAGATAGTGCAGATTTTGAAATGTACCGACAATTTAAGTGGGCAACGCTCAATACAGATGAGTTGGAATATATCAGCAGAGACAAAGATTTTGATGAATCTCTTTTTAAATTATTTCCAACTTGCCCAAAAGAAACAGGATTTTATATTTGTATTTTTTGCTCAATAGATTCTGGATGTGATATTTATAATTTCCCGTCTTGCGAAGATGAAGAAATATTAAAAGAGTATGAAAAATTGGTTAAAGAGGAAGATTGGCTAGATGTTCTGGAAGATATGGGATATGAGCAAGAAGAATCTGCAACATATTTTCAGTTAAAAAGAACGGGAGATTTTTCTTTTGATATAACCAAAGACTTTGAAAAGTATTTTGAGGAGAACGCCAAATGATTATCTATACAATTCAAGTACAGGACGGAGAGCATACATATACTGAATGGGGATATTACGAAACATTTACATTAGAACAATATGAAAACGGAGAATTATCAGATCAAGAAATACTTTCCGAATTTTATAATATTCAATTTGAAGATACCGACATTATCGGTTATGACTTTGAAACTAGCAAAGAACCTATTACTGCATTTCTATCTAACAATAGAGAAAGTTATTGGGTGGATAATGCAATCGTTGAGATTGATTCAGTTAAAGAAATAACCCCAAAACATTTAGAAATAATCCAGAGGTACTTATGAACCGACAACAAATGATAGACATTCTATTGGAAGAAAATGTGAATGGCGATTGGACGGACAATTATTACTTTGAAAAAGATAATATACATATAGTTTGGTGTGAAGCTTTGGAACTTTGGCTCATGCTGGATTACAAAACCTTTCCTAAAACTTTTGAATCTAGCTCTACCTTAGAGGAAGCATTTAAATATGTTTTTGAAGATCAATTATCAACCGAAGGAATAAAGCATTTTTTAGATGAAAGGGGGTTGCTCTAATGGATATCGGCAACAGATGTGTGAATTGTGGTAAGGATACCTCGTTTGGTTCTGGACTATTTGTTAACAGGATTCCAGCAGACGCAGATTACGAATCCGATATCAACGACGAACAAGGCAATCCTATATTTGCAGACGGAGAATACAGAGACGGATATCTTTGTCCCGATTGCTCAGCTTTACCTTGCGACAGATGTGATGAAATGATTCCCCTAGACGAAGATTTAACCCCGATTGATTTATATGGTATTGAAGATGAAAGAAGTACCAGAAACTTCTCAGACGGCTCTTACAGAGTTCATGCTAAATGCTTGACCAAGGAAGAAGCTAAATGTTTGAGTTAGCCATTTTAATATTAATGATTTTATTTGTAATAGATAACAAAACCGAGGAAAACGAAGATGATAACTAAAGAAGAATTAGAAAAAAATGATTGGACTGTAGTACCAAAAGGTGTCTGGTTTGGAGTGGACTTTGCAGAAAGCCATAAAGTAAATGTCCTTAACATACTTGCAGATTTATTAGAATTAGATACAGATGCAGAGGGATATAACTTTGTTGTATGTGCTTATAAAAAACAGGAAAACGAAGATGAATGATGGAGTAGAAAAAATAGTATCGCCTTTACGAAAGGCGATGAGTGAACTTGATTATGCAATCCCAGAGTATGTTTTTGATTCAGAAGATGGAAATAAAATACATGATCTGATTCAAAAAGTTTGGGATGAAATAGATAACTTAGAATACAAAGATATGACTTGGGATAGCCTAGCAGAGCAAGGTCATTCCCCTCAGATGATTGAAAGTATTTTGGCAAAACAGGAGGCCGAAGATGAGACTTAATATTTCTGGTACAGAATATGAATTATCAGATAATCATTTTGATAAATTTAATAAAAAGTTTAACCATATATCTGATGAACAAATTGAATATGAATTTAAAACTTTTGGTTGGGAAGTAGAATACAACAATATTGCAGTATGGGATTTAACTTTTTACAGATGTGATGATGACGGCAATGAACTCAAAGATAAAAGCGGAAAAGTAATTACTTATAATGCAGAAGCCGTTGATTGTTCCTATTTGGCAGAGGGATTAGATATTGACGACCTAGAGGAGATAGAAGATGAAAACATTTAAAGTGATTACAAGTTGGACAGGTTATTCAGAAATAACTGTTCAAGCTGAAAACGAAGAACAAGCTAGGCTGTTAGTTGAAAAAGGCGAATACGATACCGATAACGAAGTCTTAACAGGCAACGGACTAGGTTATGGTTATGAGAATGAAACAATTATCAAGGTTATAGATACCGAGGAGAACGAAGATGAGTAAAACTATGTGTTGCTCTGTTTGTAAGCAAGATAATATTTCTTGGCGAGTATGGGCAGATGAATTAAATAATGTTAATGGCAGTTGCGAAGACAAATTTGTTTATTGTGATAATTGCGAAGATGAAACTATAGCTATTTTTAAGGAGAACGAAGATGAAAGTTAGAAAATGCAAGAACGCAGAATTAGATGCAAAGAATAAAACAGCTTTGTATTTAGATGATTTTGATAGCCTTGAAGCTTGGCAAAGTGTTTGCAAAAGTTTTAATGTTCCTATTAACGCAGATCAAATTTATTTTGATGCTGAAAATATAACTTACTGCTAAAGGAAACCGAAGATGAATAGAGGTTGTTGCAACGAGTGTGGCTATAAAGCTGATTATATTATTGATAATAATAATTATGCAGATAATGGCTACAAAGATTTAAACCAAGTGCCAAAAGATAAAATGCTTTGTGGCGTATGTTATGAGGACAACGAAGATGAGTAATAAACTAACAGTAGAACAAATCAAAGACAGGTTGTTTGAAGTTGAAAGCAGATACTATAAAGGTTGGAAAGAGAATGAGTATTGGTGGCGAGTGAGTGGTGATGTTCACCCAACAGACAGACGACTATGGACAAGATATATAAATTTACTTAATAAAAGAAAACAGGAGACCGAAGATAAGGACTAATCCTCGTCCTCGTCTTTTGCTTCCTCTGGTATAGGTCTGGCCTTCTTAGATTTCTTAACAATTTTTTCCTCAACAATTTCCCCGACTTCTATTTCTTCCCTCCCCGACAGATCCTCAATCTCAATTTCCGACTTATGTTCAATAGCTTGCTTCCCGAGTAAATCGGCGAGACGTCTTTCAACTTCATCCCGACTCATTTGATCGACCTTGCCATGCAATACTTCCCGACGATCAACAATAAGGCCCCCGACTTTCAAAAGTAAATTCTGCGCGTTAATCGCCGCTGTAAAATTACCTGCACTCCAGGCATCATCTCTAAGCTTATACAAATCCTCAACTGCGCCCTCATGCGTAAGCTCAAACTTCTTTTTCGCTTCCGCCATCAATCTTTCATATTCTCTATACACGTGCTGATACTTTCCATTTGGCCCCATGTACCGACTAACAACCTTTGGATTCTTAAAGCCTGCCTTCTTAGCCGCTTCTGCAAAAGTAAGTGTAGGATCGTTGACTGCATTCCAGACTAACAAACGCTGTCGCTTGGTTAGATTCTTCTCGTTATGATTCATATACTCAACTGGCATATCTTCTGCATCTGCTAATGTAGGCTCAACCTTCACTTTCTGTCTGATCCTCGATTCGTCCTTGCTCATTTCTCACCTTATAGCTAATTAGCGTTCCGTTAAAATACCTGACTAATTCTACTACATCTGGTCTTTCAAGCAAATCTATAACTTCTTGAGGTAAAACCTCCCGACATTTTTTTACTAATTTATACATATCTTCTCCTACTTTTGTCAGAGCTCTTGACAAAACTCTGACAAAACTATCAGTACCTCTCTAAGCCCTACTAATATAATAAATAATAATATATATGTTTATATATATATACCTTATTTATTAGTTTTGTCATACTTTTTCTTACCTACCCTTTTCTTTTACGATTATGAGGTAAATATGAGGGTTATTTTAAGGGTATCCTGACAAAATGACAAAACGCCTAAAGTGCATTCTTATCACGTTTCTAGCTGTCAGAGACTTCTGACACTCTGACAAAACTAAGCCAATTCCAGCCAAAATCGACCCAAAAGGGGGTACTTTTGTCAGAAAAGTTTGACAAAACTATTCGGGATCGTCTGAAAGAAAATCTGGGGTAAAAACGATTTCTTTTTCTAGGCCAAACTCTGCGTTAAGTATGTCGTCGATTTTTCTCACGCCTTCTTCGACCGATTGCGCGTAATTGAGAGTTTCGGTTACGCCGTAAGTAAAGATCAACAAAGCGGTAAACTCTGCGTCTGCGCCTCTAGAAATAAAATCTTCAAAGAGTGTATCGAGTCTGCGTCGACCTTCTTCGATGGTGGGTGGGCCTTTTTCCATTTTTACTATCTTCATACCTAAAGTGTAGCTTATAAATCTTCATATGGGTATAACCAGATAGGTGTGTTTTCTCCAACGTAAGCGCCAGAGACGTTAAATTCAAAATATTCTATGGCTTCTAGCTCGCTCATGTCGTGATCTTTGATAAGAATATCAATGCACTTGTTGGCGTCGTAGATTAATCTTTGGCCGCTGGTTGCGATATCGTCAGCCATACCGATAATGGCTTCGTCAAATCCGTCTGCTTTTAACATGTGATCTCCAATAAAAGGTGAGGTGTGTATCGTTGCAAGACTACACCTCAAAGTCCCTGGAGACGAGTATGAATTAAACTCGTCGCAACTGCACTTCTATTGTTTATACAAGCCGAATGAATTGCCTGTTCGCGATTAGCCGTCGCCGTATTTCCAACGGCACTCTTCCTTGTAATCATCCCAAGTCTGTCTAATCAATCCTGGTGAATACAGGTAATTGATGTCATACATGCGATCGCAAAACTCTGTAAAGTTATCGCAATCACCTACGACTATCTGAGCATCTGCTTGAATGTCGATAAGTAAATCTCCTGTTCGACTCATATCTCCTCCTATATCTTTTTTTTGTAGTTGCTACTACTAATGATCTCTGCAAACGCCACGCCGATAACTTTGTGGAGTTTACCCTCTAACAAGAAAGCCTGTCTTTCAAACTCTTCTTGTTCCTTTGCTGTCATTTGATTCCAATCAACAATGACAGCCTCTGGATTTTTAACAACTTGATTGACCCAAGCAATAACCACGTCAGACAATTCATGTTTGACCTTGGTTCTGACTGTGACTTTTTTGCCTTGATACTCAACCATGTTAATGCGTTTTAACTTTTCTCTTTTCGACCTCGGCTAGATTATTGACCATATCAATTAAGCGATCCTTGTCAGCTTCTATCTGTTGCAAGGTTGCGTCTGAATTAGAAATCTCAACGCTAGCGGACTGCAAATAAACTTTAATCATTTGGCATACCAGTTGTTGTAAGTAATCTCTGGTGTGGTCCACGTAATCTGACATCTTTTTATCTATCGTCATTTATGTTCTCCAAAATAAATATACCCTTAGTATATCAAAAGGTGTTTACAAAGCAACTGAAATTTTATACTATTAATAAAACAATTAATCGAGGAGAAGATTATGCCAATGACAGAAATAGATTTTATTAGGGAAGGTATGAAAGCTTTACAGCCAGGATTACCAGCTCCCAAGCATACTGCGGATGTAGAAGATGACATGCAATCAACCGAAAGGTTGAGCAAGTTTGTTGAATACATTCGTCAACATCACCCAGCTTTATTTGAGCATGCTTATAAGGAGGCATCCAAATGAGTAACAGCGATCAGAAAATAAATAAACATTTTGATGTGTGGCACTTGTCAGACATTATAGAAATATCTGGTATGTATGTTTGTCAAACATCCAAAGATTTGATTAGTTTGGGAAACACAAATCCTTACGATAGTTGCCACATAGATATTTGGTTTAAGCCTAGAAAAAAACCAGAAATTGTTATTGCTTTTAGCGACCATTTAGATGCGCCAGATAAAAAAACAGGGTACGCAATTGAGTGTTGGGCTAAGACTCATGGTTTTGATTTTTCTATTAGAGAATATGAGGAGGATAACTGCGTTGCTTGAGTTTCTTTTATGGGTTTTAGGAATAATAGCCACTTACCTTGTAGGTGGTTTGCTTTATTTTATTTGGTTAATGAATAAACATTTATGAAAGACCTAAACAAGAAGCGAGAAGTTTTAGTGGGGGCAACATTTTATGTTGATGGTGTAGATCCAAACGCTGAAGGCTTACCAGATTTATTAAGAGATAAGTTTGAGCAAGAAGTTGATAGGAACAAAATATTTTTTAGTATTTGTATTCCAGGTGATAACAATCAAATAGATTTAGAAAAACTGGCAGAAGAAAACAACGACTTAAGATATAAAGTTAATTTTTGGCAAGAGCTATATTTAAAAGCCATTAACCCAAAATGAGAAAATGCACTATATGCAAGCAAACAAAAGAATTGAACTCAGTTAATTTTCCCAATAGAAAACTAAAGAAAGCTCCGCCTTTTAGGCGGGAATGTCGATCTTGCTACAACGAAAACAAAAGAAACAAGCCCCTGTATTGGGCGCATAAGATGTTGTCTGGGGCAAGGCGCAGAACTTTAAATAGGGGTTGGCCGCCTTGTACTCTAAAACCTCAAGACATTTGGGATGTATGGCCAGAAGATTTTAAGTGTCCAGTTCTTGGTATTGAATTGGTACACGGATACGAAAACAGATACAACTCACCCACAATGGAAAGAATAGACAACAATAAAGGGTATGTTATAGGCAACATTCTTGTTGTTTCACATCGGGCCAACTGTATTAAAAGCGACGGCACTTGGCAGGAGATAATGGCAGTTGCCGAATTTTATAAACAATTAGAGGAAAAAGACAATGGCAAAAACGTGGATTAAAGAAAAAATAGAAAGAGTTAAAAAGAAAACATCTATTGGCAACTCAAGACTTAGCCGAGGCGCTGGAACTAACAAACGCAAAACGCGTAAAAAATATCGAGGTCAAGGCAAATGAGAGGTGTAAATTATCCGTGCGGTTGGTTTGACGTTGAACAATTACCAGGGGGATCAAGAGAAAATGACTCAGTATAAAAAAAATGTAGAGAAGCAAAGAAAGAAACTTCAAGCTGAAGAGGAAGATAAAAAAGTAGTTTGGTATGAGTATCAAAAAGGCGCAGGAGAACATTTTAGAAGAATAAGGTACGCAAGTGGCAAAGAAATTAAAACTGATTATGCAAAAAAAAATAAATAAATGCCGTTAAGAGATTACCAACAAGAAGCTTTAAATGCTTTGGAAAACTATATTGCTATAGAAGACGGCAATCCTTTGGTTGTTATGCCAACAGGCTCTGGTAAGTCTCATGTAATTGCAGACTTTGTTTTGCATATGAATGAACAAAAAAAACAAAAAACTTTAATTGTTTCGCACGTTAAAGAAATACTTTTTCAAAATTATGAAAAGCTACAAGACGCTTGGCCCTATGGAGATATAGGGTTGTATGGCAACAGTTTAGGAAGCAGAGATACAGAAAACGATATTATCTATGCTCAACTTCAATCAGTTTGGAACAAGGTAGATCAACTGCCCTTATTCGATCTTCTCGCTATTGATGAAGCGCATCTTGTTCCAAAAGACGGCGAGGGAATGTACCGTTCTCTCGTTGTCGCCCTTAAAGAACGCAATCCAAACTTACGCGTGGTTGGCTTTACCGCTACTCCATACAGACTAAACTCTGGCATGTTAACTGAAGGTGAGGGATCTATCTTTGACGATGTAGCGATAGACTTTGGTAGTGGCGATAACTTCATTCGGTTGATTGATGATGGCTATTTATCACCCTTGGTAACTAAGTGTATGGATACTGAGTACGAGTTAGAAGATATTGGTTTAAGAGGGGGTGAGTTTATTCAAACGGACTTACAGGCCAAGATGAACGATAGCGGCAGAACCAACAAAGCCATACAAGAAGTTTTAATTAAAGGCGCAAACAGAAAACAATGGCTAATATTTTGTGCTGGTATCAATCATGCAGAAATGGTCAGCGGTATTTTAAATGCTAACAATATAACTTCTCGCGTAGTAACGGGAGATACCAATCAACTGCAAAGAGATAAGTTAATCGCTGATTATAAGAAAGGAGAGATTAGAGCTTTAGTTAATTGTGATGTATTAACGACGGGCTTTGATGCGCCAAATACAGATTTAATTATAATGCTAAGGCCTACACATTCACCAGGCTTATATGTGCAAATGATGGGTCGAGGCATGCGTATAGCAGAGGGCAAGAAAGATTGTTTGATTTTAGACTTTGCCAAGAATATTGAACGTCATGGTCCAATTAATCAAATAGCGCCCAATCAAAAAGGCAAGCGCAAAAAGACGGGTGAAGCTCTGGTTAAGAGCTGTCCAGAATGTAAGTCATATGTACCCAAAGCTGTAACCACTTGTCCAGATTGTGGCTATGTCTATCCTATGCGTAAGTTAGAGTTAGAGCTGGTTGCATCTAAGTTAGATATTATTTCTAAAACAGCCAAGAAAGAACGCTACGATACCAAGGTTATCAACATGTGGTTTGGCAATCATCAGAAACAAGGCAAGCCGTTGCCCGTCCTAAAGGTCAGCTACAAGACACCCAATAAGATTATTAGTGAATACATCTGCTTTGAGCATTCGGGCTACGCAAGAGAAAAAGCTGTGGCTTGGTGGAGAAAAATGGTAAGTGGTGATAGCTTGCGAAGATCCCCACCCTCTACAGTAGATGAGGCTTTGTTTAGACAAACAGAGGTCAACAAACCAGATTTAATTAAAGTCGATTATTCGGGCAAGTTTCCTAATATCGTCAACCATATTTATGCAGATAGGTAAGCCAACACGTTGTTATCCATTTAGGAAGGAGACGGGAGATTTTATGTTTATTCCCTATGACTATACAGAGGCAGAATTAAAATATGTTGGCGGTGGTAGAGATACTTTAGAACAAATAGAAGATTTTTGGGATTCGATAGGAAACCCTATGTATAACAAGCGTCTGTCTCTTGAGGACAACATGCTAAACTTATACAGCAAGTTGCGGTATTGGCCCAGTCCAATGCTTAATGATAATGTCGTGCAAACGATGATTTTGGAGTATGAATATGATGATAGAAGAACTAAAAGAGTTTGAGTCTGAGCAAAAAGGTGACACCCTGGTGTTCTCAGATATACCCAACCCTGTTTACCATGCAGGGGTCGGAGTAAGCAGCAGTAAGATTAGAGCCTTTGGCAAATCGCAACTGCATGCGGTGGAGAAAGTCCAAGAGACAACTCCTGCAATGAACTTTGGCACAGCTGCTCACGCTTTACTGGTAGAAGGTGAAGAAGCTTTTAACCAAACAGTAGCAGTAATAGTGGGATCTCCCTATACCAACGCCAACAAGGAACTAAAGAAAGAGTATGAAGAGCGTGGCCTAACGGTGATTAAAGAAGCTGAGATGACGGCAATCAAAGGTATGAAGGAGCATATGATTGAAGAAGGCAACATCTACCTTAACGCTGAAGGTAAGGTAGCAGAGGCCAGCTTCTATTGGTATGAAGGCGAGGTTCTTTGTAAGTGCCGACCAGATGTTATCTGTCCGCCAGTCCAAAGCCCATATCCAGACAACGCTATATGTGTAGTCGATTACAAGACCACTCAATCATGTGATCCAGTAGAGTTTGCTTATTCAGTTAAAAAATATGGCTACGATATGCAAGCCGCTTGGTATCGCAGAGGTATGGAAAAAGCTGGTTTTAAGTTAGATGAGTTTGTTTTTGTAGCGCAAGAGAAAGTCTATCCCTACGCATCTAAAGTATTTATTATTTCGGAAGAGCAAATGAATCTTGGTTGGGAAAAGATGGAGGGCTTCTTGGAGCTGTATAAGAATCACTCAGAGGGTGGGCATCTATCTGTTTATAACTCGCCAAATATTGTTACCTTAGCTTTATAATCGTGCCAGCTTACAAATTTAGAGAGGATGTTTCTCTTGCTGAGCTGAAAGATTATATAGACAGCACCTACGATCAGCACTATGCCAAAGGTAAGTACCAGGCAACAGATATGATTGTAGATGCTGGTTTTGGCGAAGGATTTTGTATTGGCAATATAATGAAATACGCCATGCGCTATGGTAAAAAAGACGATAAAAAAAAGGAGCTACTTAAAATCATTCACTATGCAATGATTGCCTTGTACGTCAACGATCAATAAAAATTATGCTAGGATTATAGGTATGTTATTTCCTAGTATCCCCCAATATCTGTGCGTTTATGAAATAGACAGCAACCTTCATATGGTTGTTTTGCAGGCCAGAAACTCTGATACCGCAGAGCTATTTGCTTTACTGCGTTCTATGGAAGAAAGCTCTGATTATACGTTTGGAAAAATTCTAGACGTTAGCGAAATAGATCCCTCTCATCACATTAGTCTAACCATTCATTAAGGTGCTAGGTAGGTATATAAGTATCTAAATGGGGGGAGATAATACCCTTTGGGCGCCCTAGCAACACCCTATAATTACAAGCTCGGTTTAGCTGGAGCTTTGGCCTCAGAAGTTCCTTCTGTTACCCAAGCTGGAGTGTCGTCTGCTTGTTTAGGCGACATTTTTTCCAACGGCTTAAAACCCTTGATATTGTTTTTATCATCGGGGTAATCTGGATTTTTGCTTTTCTCAATGCCAAAAGTACAAATCACTTTGTTACCAACCAACTCTCCAGCATTTGCTGGTGGGTTGTCTTTTCTGCCTAACGCTTTGACTAAGCCAGAAAATTTTCTAGAGGCTATTTCTCTAACCATTTCTTGCTTTTCAGCGTCGCTATTTTTGTACCAAAGGTTTAGATTGTCTCTAGCAATCCAGCCTTTGTACTTTTCACCACACACTTTGACTTCCAATTTTAGATAATCGTTGCCATTGCTTGAAGTGGTCTTCTCGCATGTGCTTATCTCTGTTAGGTAGTCCCCTTCTGGAATAGTGGATTCACCACTACCACCAGATTCAAAATCAAACTTGACGTCTGCAAAATCGCTCATTATTTTTCTCCTTTTGAAAATCCAAGTTTATTAATAATATATGTCAAGTTAGGCTCTTCAAAAGAATCTAGCTTGCCACTCCTATCCTTAGCAATATAGTTATCACCAAGAACTGTTTGCAACCAACGATTGGTTACTTTCTTCCCCTCATCATTTTCTTCGGTGAAAGTCCTAAGACATAACACTTCATCAAAGAAGTAAGGAATTTGGGTAGGTAGTTTAGCACCAACCATCATAGGTTGATAATGAAACATACCTGTTGCTTCGTCTCGAAGCTTGTCTTCTTTAGCAACAAAAATAACGTGCATCTTAAGATCTCTAAATCTACGCATCGTTCTAGTCATTACATTAATAACTTCGCCGTAGGCTTGTCGAGGATCTTTGGACCTTGCTTTTTCTTGCGCTAATAAAAGCTCAGACATCTCAGTAACACTATCTAAACAGACAGTATCATAATCAAGATCTCCGCTTTCAAGCATTTCAGCAATTTGTTCTATTTCTGAAGCTTCTTTAACCTCAATAGCAGTAACATTGTTTGCATCTTTAATAGACAACAAACCAGCTTCCATACTAATGATTAAAGTTTTTCCAGGTGATGTAGCACATGCAGTTGTTTTACCAGCTCCAGATGCTCCATACATTAAAATCTTAGCTCCTTGGTTTTCAACCAATTCGCTAGGACTTACAATTCTACTTAAAATATCAGACATTTAATCTTCTCCGTTTTATTTAAAAATACTATTTTAATTTATTTTAATATGAATTACAATGTGTGAACATTAAATTTTTAACGGAATGTAAAATGAGAGAAGTAGACCAAAATCAATGGAGAGTGAATTATCTCTGGAGGTTGAAAAACCTAACCAATGAAGAGCTTAAATCATTTAAACAGAAAAATCTAGAACCTGAACATAAGGAGAGGGAAGTGCAAAGAATAACTTTAAAGAAGTATATAGAATTTATCGGAACAGAGCCTGCGGCAGAATTATTTGATTGTTCAGCAGCATCAACCAAAGCTTGGAGGTATGGTTTAAGACAGCCTTCAATTAAACAAGCTAAAAAAATTATTAAAGCATCTGGCGGTAAGCTAGACTTCGAGTCTATCTTTGGTCCTATTGAAGAAAGTAGTGAAAGTTAAGAGTGTTCAATTTACAAGTAACAGCGCAAGACTCTGCGTTGGACTTAGCTCTGGCTTATGCAGAATACGGCATAAGCGTAGTACCACTACATAGACACAATAAAGTTCCGCCTAAAGAATTAGGGGGGTGGCAAAAGTTTCAAGAGCGACAGCCGACGACGGAAGAAATAGAAAAATGGTTTAAAGGGCGAGATGATTTAGTCGTCGCTTTAGTCTGTGGAAAGTTTATTGTTATAGATGCAGATACACCCGAAGCAGTAAATTGGTGTGAGGCCAACTTACCAGTAACACCTTTTAAAGTAGCAACAGGGAAAGGGGTTCATTATTATTACAACAATCCAGAAAACTTTACTACTTGGGTAGCCAAAAGAACTGAGGGCTATGACCCAGCTAAGTTAATTGATATTAGAGGTGTGGGTGGTTTAATTGTTGCCCCTCATAATATTCATGCAACTGGCGCTATTTATACCCCTACAAAGATTGATGATTGGGATCTAAATGATGTTGATGATTTACCAAACTTAACTCAAGAATTATGGGTAAAAATAACTGGTGTTGAGAAACTTAATGGTCAGCCTATAGCTGCGCCTTTATCTATTGACGGCATATCAGAGGGTGGCAGAAATGACCAAGCCGCTAGACTTGCTGGTTATTTAATAGCTAAAGGTTTGAATACAGAGTTTACAGAGTTCTTCGTTCAATCTTGGAACGAACAAAACAAACCGCCTTTATCAAGGTCTGAAATATCTACAACAGTTAATTCAATTCAGAAAACTCATGATAGAAAAAATCAACAAGCTCCTGCTTATATATCAACAACCAAAAATGTAAAAGAGCCTGTTAATCTTTTTTCTCCTCCAGGAGTATTAAAAGATATTTACGAATACTCAGAAGAGATAGCACATATATCTCAACCAGCTATTAGCATGCAAGCAGCTTTATCCTTGGGTTCAGTAGCTTTGGGTAGGATGTATAGAACCAATATGAATAACTTTGCATCTTTGTTCTTTATGTGTATCGCTAAGTCTGGGCAAGGTAAAGAAAATGTTAAGACGGTTGTTGAAACTATTTTAGATCATGCAGAATACAGCGATTTAATGGCAGGAGACGGTTATACATCAAGTGGTGCTATTTACAGCTTACTTAGATATAAACCAACCCACATAACTGTAATGGATGAGTTTGGTAAAAGATTAGAAAGCATATCTAAATCTTCTAATTCAAACAAAGAAGACGCATTACAAATACTTATGGAGACGTGGGGAAGATGTCATGGTGTCTTAAGACCAGATAACTATTCAATGATGACACTAACTAATAAACAACAAAAAGAAGTATTAGATAGATCAACGATTAAGCCTGCAATTACTTTGGTCGGTATGAGTGTGCCTAAAAACTTTTACGGCGCCTTATCGACAGGCCGTATTGTAGACGGTTTCTTAAATAGATTTATTGTCGTCGAGTCTCACGTGCCAAGAACCGTTGGCAAAATGGTTTCTTTTGTCGAACCTCCGCAATCGACCTACGATTGGGTTTCGCATGTAAGACAGGTTGACAATGAAATGGAGCAAATATCTAGAGACAATGCTGAGCTAGATTTTAAACAAAGAGTATTGAGGTTTGACGATGATTCAAATGCGTTACTAGATAGCTTGGCTTATAAGTTAGTGGACCAACAAAATGCTTTAGAGAAAGAAGGCTTAGAGGTTTTGTTATCAAGAACAAGGGAAAAAGCAATGCGTTTGGCTTTGATTGGAGCTTTAGCAGATGATCGCAAGGCCAAAACTATCAAAGGCGATATAACTCAATGGGCGATAGATTATGTCTATTACTACGATCAAGTTTTAATTGAAAGCTGTAAAGATAAAGTTGCAGGTTCCGAAATGGAAGGACGTATTAAACAAATACTTAGCTTTATTAGGTCGCAAGGAGAATGGGGTATAAGTAAGCGTGATATTGATCGACGTGAAATATTTAGATCAATGAAGTCATACGAAGTAAAAGAAATTATAGAACGATTAAAAAACTCAGGGGAGATACAAGAAAAAGATTTAAGAGCAAAAGGAACTGGACGACCAACCAAACGTATTGTTGCAATTGATCCAGAATTTTTTAATGAAGATTGATAGGCTGGCTTTAAGAGAAAGTCTCAGCGATGTGGCTGTTGGTGTTGTAATAGCTTTACCTTTATCTTTTTTTGTTCTTAATATATGCAATTATTTTAATACTAGCTTGTTAACCACCTCTATTATTCAAACAACAGTATTTACACTTGTTGCAATTATTCGCAAGTATTGTGTTCGTATTGTATTTAAAAAAGGAGAGATCAATGGATAAACCAAAACCAAAAATGGAAAACATCAATGACCAGAAACGTGAAGAACGTGTGGCTGGTTTTATAGAAGGCCTTTGGAATGTTAGATGCCATAAACTACCAGTTAGTTATGGTTTGGATTACTGGTGTGAATCAAAAGAAGTTTCTTTTTGGCTAGAAGTAAAATGCAGAACTTTTGGTATTGAAAAGTATGACACTTTATTACTTTCGGCCAGTAAATTAAGAATGGGCTCAGCCTTGTCTTTAGCAACCAACCAGCCGTTTGTAATTGTGTATGCAATGACAGACAGCGTTTACAGTCATACCTGGAAAAGGGATCACATATACGATGTAAGATTTGGTACAATTGCAGAACCTGTTTATGAAGAAGATTCAGAACCTTACATTCATTTCAGCAAGGATGAGTTAGAATGTTTGTCTCCTCATCCTTTAGGTTTTGACAGAGAAGAAATGGGATTAGTAAAAAATTATAAAAAGGAAAAGTAATGGAAGACCCAGTAAAAAAATCACGCGATTATAAAGGGTGGTTTTGGGATCATGTAAATAGAAGAATGTATCGCTGGCATGAGCTAGAGCTACTAATGAAAGAAAGAACTTTAAAGGAGAAGAACAATGCCAATCAACTCAAGAACCAAGGGAGCGACGTTTGAAAGAGACGTTGCTAAAATATTAAACGAATTTTTTGAGTCTGAAGGTATTGACTACGTTTGCAAGCGTAACCTAGACCAATATCAATCTAAAGATCTTTGCGATATAAATATCCCTCATCATGCCGTAGAGTGCAAGTTTTACAAAGAAGGGGACTGGTATCAACAAGGTTGGTGGGATCAAGTGTGCAAAGCGACAGACGGCCGTATCCCTGTTTTAATTTTTAAATATAATCGTAAGCCTATTCGGGTGTGCGTACCTTTGTATGCAATCAATCCTGAGTGGGATGAAGATAATGATAAAGTAGCGGTTATGCCAATAGATGAATGGCTGGAAGTGCTAAGAAATAACTGGGACCTTTATTTAATTAAAAGCTAGGCTAAGCCTCTTAGCCTTTGAGCAATATCTATGTTTGCTGGAGAGCCGCCTAATAGACTTGGGCTAACAATACCTTGAGATTGAGGAGGGGTAACAGCTGCAACAGTTGGCAAATCTTGCAACGTAGGTGTTTGTAATTTTTTAGCCTCTGACTGTATGCCGCCTTTTAAAGTTTCTAGTATACCCTTGACTTCTTGACCTTCTTCACTTTGTTGAAGCTTCTCAACTTCTCTACTGAGAGCGTCTGATGCTTCGCCTGTTTCAACGGCTAATCCTCTAATACCGCCAAACTTAATAGTGTTAGCAACAAATTTTACAACTTCTGCAATAGAACTTTTGTCTGTTTTAGCAAGCATTCCAGTAATTCTTGGGTTTGAAAATATTGTTTTGTAAAGACCCATCATCGCAACTGTTGGCCAGAGAGCCACGTTAAATACGTTCAACGCAAGAGCTCCAGCTACCAAGCTACCAGCTCCCCCTGTTATTTCATCACTTACAGTTACTCTTAATTGCCTTGCGTAACTTTTTAAAGATTGGGTCATCTCTTTACCAAACATCGCTGTCAATGTTTCGTCGTCGTATGAACGCAAAGCTCTTTCTAAATTGCCAGGCTTGAATATATCAGAAAGTTTGTTACTTCCTGTTTGAACTCCGTCTTTTAGTATTTGTTCTAAAGCTTGATCTTGTATGTCAAGAAAAGCTTCATCACTTACCAAGTTTTTAACTCTTATAATATCGTCAGAAGACTTAGGTCTAAAGACTATTTTTGCTACTTCTTCTGGTGATGCGGACTCTAGCCTTGTAAAGATATTTGCTTTTTGTATTTCTAATGCTTGAGCGCTTGCTTCTGCTTTTTCTTTTAAAGCTTCTGCAAACCTGTTAAAGCTAGGCGGATAGTTAAGTCTGCCTGCGTCAGCCATCGCCTCCATCTGAGGTATTCTGCCAGCAAGTTCATCCGCAACTCCTGTTAGTTCTTTAACAGAAAGATTGGGTCTAAGTTTAGAAAAATCATCCATCAGTTGAAAAAACTGATTTGCTCTTGGTCCTAAAAATTCTGATAACACTTCTTTGTTTTTTAACATCTTGTTAGCAAACTTAACTGGGTTAACAGCACCTGTTAGTGGATCGTCAATCGAGCTGTTTATCTGTTCTTTTATATATCTTCTAAGCAAGCCTTGTTGTAATGCTGCCCTTTTCGCCGACGGAATAGCTTGAATTAAAGCTTTGGCATCTCCAACTTCATTTAGTTTAAAGATTGCGTTATATACGTCATCGGCATCAATCTCTTTATTGCTCATTATTTTTCTAACTTTTGCTTTATCAAAAGGCAAATGATTCTCGTAGTAAAGTTTATTTTCTTTTTTTAAATCTTCTATAATCTTTACAACTTTATTAGAGTCTCCTTTAATCGAGTGTAGATTGTTTGGAAGATCGTTAATTTTATTATCCAAAGCTTTAAAAGTTTCTTTTACAGCCTGGGTTGCATCTCCTGAAAGTTCTTTAATATCATGCAAGCCTCTGACAACTTTTCTTGTTTCTACCAATTCTTTTAAAGTAAATTCTGGCTTCTCTTCTATAGCTTTTTTTAATTTTTTTAACTCATCAGGAATATTTTTTTGCCCTATATTTCTAGCTCTGCCAATTATTTCATCTAGCTCTTTACCAATATCACTTAAATCAACAGTATATTCTGGGCTTAGTTTATTTAATCTATCGGCTATTTTCCCGTAAGCTTGTTGATGACCGTCTTGTATTGCTTTATACGCTGCTGATATTGTCTCTTGAACATTTTGACCTAATTCTTTTTTTCCTGGCGTACCAGCATTCATTATCGCAGAATTGAAACCAGCTGTTTCATCAGCTAAATCTGAAAGCAATCTGTTTAATTCGTTTTGAACGCTTTTTTCTGCTTGGTCCAACTCTGCTCTTCTGGCTTTAAGCTCAGATATGACTCTTGAGTCTGAGTCTGCAAAATCAGAATAAGATTCTAGCTTAGCTCTTTTGTCTGCAATTTTATTTTTTAACTGGTTTAAAGCCGCAATATTATAATTAATAATTCCTTGCTCTCTTTTTGTTTTGCCAAAAATGGTTTCTCCAGCTCCTTGAAATCTTGCCTGAAGTGCTCGGCCTGTAGTTCTTTGGCTAAGTACGGCTCTTGCGTCTAACGGTTTTATTTCTCCGCTTTTAATTGCTTTTTTAATATCAGATTCAGTTGCAAGTCTGCCAAGTTTTTCGTCTAGTCTATTTACATCATCAATACTGACGCCTCTATTTGCAGCCCAAGCATCTCTAATATTTTCTATTGGAGCCTTTCTACCAAAGAAAGCTCCAACAGCTTTTAAACCTATGTCGCCAACTCCTTGAGCAACGGTACCAACCCCAAATTCAAATTTAAGAAGATCAGCTAATTCATTTGCATCTTTTTCTTGATAGCCTTGGGCTAAATCTAAACCTTCTTCAGCTGCTTTACCGCCCGCAGAACCAAGTCCAGCTGCGATAGCATTTGATACCATCGGAGATTTAAAAAAATATTGAATGCCTTTTGCAATTCTTAGCTGGGGACTTAAAGCTGCTATAGCTCCAAAAATTGGCCCAACAGCTCCAGAGAAATCTGCAAAGTCTCCAGCAGTTCCCATTTTATTTTCCTCTATAACAATATTTTTATCAGATATTTTGTCTTTGTCTAACAGCCCTTTGTCGGCGAGAGCCCTTTGCCCTTCTGGAGTAATTGCAAAATCACCTTTGGTAGTTTCGGTAAATCCAGAGCTATCAACGTAGGCCCTTAAAACATTTTCTTTTTCTTCTCTTTTCTCCTGTCTGCCAAGAGCTGCTCTTAGACTTGGTACGTTAATACCTGTTTCGTAATCAAAATATACTTTGTCGAAAAGCGGAGATGCCTCTCTTTTAACCATTTCGGCTCTAATAATTCTTTGCGCTTCTTCGGCAGATTTTGCTCTGACTGGAATGGTTAGATCATCCGTCAGTTTAATATTGTAGGTGTTCATTGATTGAACTCGCCTCTCATATCAAGGTCAAAAATTTCGCCAACATTTGTCATTGATTTAGCATCAGACGGGCTAGCATTAATTATTGCTTCTATAATTGATCTATATGGAGAAATAGCATCTATACCAACATTTCCATAAACTGGGTTTTGTAAAAGCCTGTAGGTTTTTTTAACATTTCTTTGTCTTTCAAGATTGCTATCTATTAAGCTTCTTCTTGCATTTTTTAATTTTTTCAAAATTTCAGAAGGTTTATCTGTTAGATTTAAATCTCCAAATACTTTATCAACAATTTCTCTGTCTAGATTAGATATGGTTCTCCCTGATTCGTTTAATATATCTCTAATGCTTCTTTGTTTTACTTGTTCAATATAGTTTGCAATTTTTGTTGCATCAGAAACATTTGAATCAGGTACTCCTATAAATGCTGCTGCCTGATCTTTAAATCTATTTATTCTTCCTGGCAAACCAGTAATTGCAACTCCTTTTTCTACCGCTTCTTCAAATAAAGAAATAGCATCATTCATAATTGCGACAGAAGCCCTGGATCCTTCATAATTTTTAATATTTTCATTTAGGCTGTAAGTCATATCATCTAATTTTCCAATATCAGATGGTGTTAAATCTGGACTTTGCCCACTCTCAATAGCTTTTAATAAAAATTCTCTATCTGCTTTTTCTTTTTCTAAATCTCTCAAACTTCTTTCTTCAGCAGCCAAAGCTGAACCTAAAGCTAAGCCTGAACCAACTTCTCCAGTCTTAGCTATTCCTTTTGATAGATTTGCTACGTAGCTAATAAAATCTGGATTGTTAAATACAGTTCCAACTTGTTCTGGAGTGCTTGCTGATGATACGACAGGAGGCTCCGCATCTGATTTTTTCTGTTCTTCGGTTTTATCGCCTTCTTCATCTGTAACAGTATCTGCAACATCTTCAGCATCTGCTTGAGTTTCGTCAGCAACAGCATCTTCTATCTCGCTACCAGCAGCTTCAGCATTTACCTTATCTGCTTGCTCTTGATTTTCAAGATCTTGTAATTCTTTGCCTATTTCATCTTCGACTGGTTGTTCTACCTGTCCTGTTGATGATCTTAATACTAAGCTATCTAAATCAGCGGCTGGAATACCCATTCTTAAACCACCCGATTTTTCTGGTAAAAGCCCTTGTTCAAAACCGCCTATAAATTTATCTTCACCCATCGGGTATCTTTCACCTTTAAATATATCTCTATCTCCAGTATCAGCTTCTCTTTCCCCTATAAACCCTGCAAGACCTCTTCTTCCTAAGTTATAAAGACCTTCGCCAAACTCGGCTAAACTTTCTATACCAACTCCAGCAATGTCTCGTAATCCTGTTTGCAAATTTAAATAATCTGGCAACATTTCTCCAAATTTAAAAGTTGACGGACTAACGCTTGAAAAAGATGCGGCTCGTCTTCCAATTGTATCTCTAATAGCTTCTTGTAAATTAGATCCGTATTCTACCTCTGGGTTTTGTATTAAAGCTTGTATTTCAAAAACATTTTCTGAATTTAATATTTCAGCAAATCTTTTTGGATCTACGTTATATACCTTGCCGTCACTTGCTCGATATTGATTAGGACCTAATACTGAGCTTGCAACTTCAGCCTGTTCGCCAGTCATCACGTCTGCAAGTCCAGGTAATCCTGGAGTATCAACAGTTGTTCTTTCTGGAACGGTTGATCCAGTTACTAAATCAATCGCTGAGTTTGCTTCTGCCTCAGACATACCAAAGCTAACGCCTAATCCTCTAACTAGGTTAGCTCTATCTAAAACTCCGCCAGCGTTTGTTATATAGTCTCTAACGCTTTTGGGAACAACGCTAACATCTTCTAAATTTGGTAATTCTGGGTCTGCTGATGCTTCAAAAGATAAATTTCCAACTGGAGTCGATATGCTTTCAGAAATAATATCTGCCCTTTGCGCTGGAGTAACAACTGGAGAACCTGTAAAAGATTCGCCTAAAGATACTGCTGGATTTAAACTACCGCCTTCTTCTCTGGCTATCTGCTCGATAAGACCAAGATTAGCTGCTGGGTAAACTTCTTGTATTTCTAAAGGACTGTAACCCTGCTGTACGTAATAGCGTACAAGCTCAGAATTTACTGGTTCTACTTGAATCAGTTTGTCTGAAGGTCCGCCTGTTTGAAACATTCTCCTTTGCAGTACATTCATATTATTCCTTTAAGCGTAAGTTCCTCTATATGCTTGAGGCGCTCCGTATATTCCTTGTTGAGGCATTTGCGGGGCGACTGGAGCAGGAGAGGTGGAGAAAGATGGCATGTATGCGCCTAATCCTTGTTGTTGAGGAACTTGATATGGTATTGCTGCGTTATAAAAACCTTGTTGCGGTTGTTGTTGCATACCGAAATTAACTTGAGGCTGTTGATAACCAGTAAACATCATTCCGCTCCCATATCCAGGAGATGAAGAGGGTGTTGGAGCTGGGGCTGGGGCTGGAGCAGCCACTTGCTTAGGAGCCAAAGAAGCATATGTTCCAAGCGCTGTTGATATAGCGCTTGCATATGGATCTGGTGGCTTTCTATAATCTTTGTCTATTATGGTTTGACTTGCTTGATATTGCGGCGCAAAACCTTGAATAAATTTGGTTGCTTGCAAGGGAGCCATTCTTTGTTGTTGTTGTTGAGCGAACTCTCTTGCAAGTCTCTGCTCTTCAATTCCTCTTTCTGTTGCGCCAAGACCTGTTAGCTGAGCCACATCTTCTGCTCTTAACCTCTGACCTGCTGCGCCAAGGCTAGCCATGTCAGAACCAAATAATCTTTGAGCTCCAGAAAGTTGTCCGCCAAATCCAGACTCTAATTGAGCTGCTGATCTAGCGCCTGATCTTTGACTTTCTAATTCTCTTAACGCTCTTTCTTGGGCTGTCTGGAATCCTCCAGATCTAATTCTACTTAAAACGTCGCCTAAGCCTCGACCTAAAGATTCTTGTCTTTCTTGCGCTGTTAATCTAGCTCTTGAGCCAAACGCTGATTCTCCGCCTCTAGCAATATCTGCCGCTCTTTGCTGAATGTCTTGCATTTCAGCAGCTTTTAAAGTGTCTTGAATTGTTTGCTGAACAACTTGTTGTTCAAAAGGATTGTAAAGCTGGTCTGCCATTCTTGGGTCGTAACCTCGTAAAGATTGCCCAAGAAGCTGTCTAGCTGACGGTCCGCCAAGCCCTAAACTTGCTTGTAAAGAGCCAAGACCTGAGCCGTAAGCCTGTTCTGCTTGTCTTAAAAAGGGCTGATAAGAACCTATTCCAGCTCTAGCAATATCTCTTGCTTCTCTTTCAAGACCAGTTAATCCTGCTGTTTCTTGTAAAATAGCTGGTTGATCTAAATAAGATTTTTGCGCTGCTTCAGTTGCTTGCGCTATTAAACCTGGAGTATCGGTAGAACCAAAATACAGCTCTCGTAAAGCTGGGTCTGAAATGACCTCTCTTCTGTCTACTAAGTCTAAAACTGGTAACATCGGTTTAGCCATTATATTGCCTCAAAAATATTCATTAACTCACGCATATTTTTTACACCTTCTTCGCGTGAAGCGCTACCACCTTTAATAAGCTCAATACCAGATTTGGTTTTGTTGACGTCAAATGCGCCTGCGCCACGTGTAGCTTTAGCGGTCATTACAAACTCACCATCACTTAACATTGCGGGTATATCATCTGAAGTACCAGTCCCTGGTCCAGCAGATTCACCGCCGTCTCGCATGTCAAGTTCTTCAATCATAACTGCGCCACCTTGAGCAAACTTTAAAGCTTTTGGAGCTGGAGCAAGTCCAAACTCTTCTCTAGTACCACCTGTACCTAAAGCTTTAGATATTTGATATCTGCCAAGTTGATCCATTGTTACTGCTGGAGTTTCTGCCAAGCCACCTGATCTGCTCTTAGCTTGATCGTAAGCTATCTTACCAACCAAAGCTGCAAGTCCACCTGCGCCCAAAGTGTTAAGTCCGCCACCTTCTTTGGTGAAAGTATCTTTAATACCGCTTGCGCCACCTTTAATAAAGTCTTCTATCATACCTATTCTACTTTGACCTGATCCTGTTCTTGGATCATACCCAGATCTGTTGCCTTTAATAAAGTCTTCTATTAAACCAATTCTGCTTTGACCGCTACCAGTAGCTGGATCATAACCAGATGGAGAAGAAGGCATTTGATAACCAGGAGAATAGCCAAAAGTCGGCATAAATCCGCCACCGTAGTATTGTTGAGGAATGTTATATCCTGGAACATAACCACCCTGTTCGCTTGGAGCAAACCCACCTTGCATCGCTTGTCCCATCATACCTTTAGGAGTAAACAAACCACCTATTCCAGATGTAATTGCTTGCTTACCAAATGATAAAGCGCTTCCTAGTCCGCCGCCAGAACCTGCTGTAATAGCATTTCCAACTCCGCCAAGACCTGGAATTTTGCCAACCAAACCACCAATACCGCTAGCTACGTTGCCTAAACCAACTTTACCTAACAAAGATCCACCTACAGCGCCTAAAGCCTGACCTACGCCAGGAATAAACATCGCTACAGGAGCAACTTTTTTGGCTACCTTTTTTACAGATTTAAAAGTTTTTTTCAACCAACCAAACTCAGGTTGCCCTGTAATCGGGTTGATACTCATATGCGGCCCTACAATATACTCATCTGGATCTAATCCAGCCGCCATCATTTCTCTGCTTAATCTTGCTTGCGTATCAGCGCTTATTACTGGAGGAATAACTCTTTCGCCTGGAGCAACGTGTGCTACAAAGCGATCTTCATCCCTGCCTAAACTTGCTATACCTGTTCCTGAATTGTCAATAATCATATTTAAATTTTACTCTTTTCTTCATCACATGTTAACCAAAAAACCAACAAATAGCGATTGCCGCTTTTTACTGGTAAGCCTCGGTGCATATGCGTAAAGCTTGGAAATATCAAAGCATTTCCTGTTGGGATGGGATCAACAATGCCTCGGTTTAAAAATTCTGTTCCACCGCCCTCGTATTCGCCTGTATTTAAAGGAACAACAATGCTTATATCTGCGCTAGCATCGTGATGCCAAGCACCTTGTTTTTTGTCTTTTAAATTATAATTTGCTATTTGGATGCCTCCGCCTGTTACGTGACGATTCCAAATGCTTAATAAGATAGGATTAACAACTGAAAAAACTATCTCTAATAAAGAATTGTATATAGGAAGACAACATTCTTGCAATACTATTTCTGGTATTTGTCTTAACTTATCCTCGTCTGGATTTGGCGTAAAGCCGTAAAAAGATTCTAAGTTTTTCATTTCGTCTATTAGTAGATTGCAAAATGTTTGAGAAAACAAAGGAACTTTGTACACATCTTTAACTGTTTCTTCAATAATACTTTGAACCAAAGTAGGGTCTGGGTTTTGAGTACCTTCTGATTTGTAAAATTTTAATAAGTTTGGAAGAGATAGTTTTGTTTTTTCTAGAGTTTCTTTATCAATAAACCAATCGTTAGGATAAGCCAAAAGAAGATTCTTTAGCTGATAGTCTTGTTCTAATTGTTCTGCAAGCATACCTTGTTCCATATGTTATTTTATTATTTACAAGGTTATTGTAATATTTCCGTTTGTTTTTACCGAAATACTACCCAGTAAACCTTGGGCTTCGTATCCTTGAGGATTGGGTTCATCCATTAAATCAATAAACTCAGTCCCGTTAAATACTTGCAACACTTGGGTTGTCGTATTAAAGATTAGCGTGCCAAGATTAAAATTTAACTTATCACGTTGCGTAGTTGATAATTGCAAAGTATTATCAGGGTCTACTGCTCCTAAGTTTATCTCTAAAATTCTTATAAGTCTATTAAAAGTAGAAGAAGTAACGCCCTCTCCTTGCGCTTGCGGGAGCTGAGTTGGAAGTAGCTTGCTCATCTCCTTCCGTCAGTTCTAATATCTATTCTTGTTGCGCCGAGTCTCCAGCCAATTCCTAAGTTACCGTTGTTTTCAGCATCATCATCTGACTCAAACCTTAAGACCATTTGCCTTGCTCGGCCTCTAACGTAAGCTTGTTGAGTATTGGCTTGTATAGCGCTGGTAGAGTTGGTTGTTAGAGAATCTCCAGGAAAGTTTCTTGTTTTAACGACAATATTAACTGAGCCACTCTCGTTATCATTTTGGATAAATTTAAAGTCAGGTATGATTCTTCTAATAAAAGTAAACTGTTCGCCATCACCTATATCAAAGTCAGAGCTTTCAATAAATACATTTGTCATCGGCGAGCCATCATCGTCAAAGCCTAGTTCTTGTTGATATAGATAACCGCTGCTTACAGCTCTAGGATAGTTTTCTATACCAGCATCTAGCCAAGCCGTTCTACTAAGTTGACCATACACCCAAGTTTGTTCTGCATAGTTATAAATAACGTATCTGTCTATTTCGTTGCTTGAAGCAGAGCAGTAGAACCAACCCACTTCATTTTTATCAGCAATTGTAAAAGCGTTAACTTTAAAAGATTGCGTAAGGTTAATATCGTTGAATACGTAATTATGAACGCTGCAAGGCAAAGTTTGTACGCTACCATTATAGGCGTAAAAATTGTTATATCCCATCCAGTAAACAGCAGAAGTAGCTGTTGTTGCAGCTTTTGGCCCTACCAAACCAGTACCCTCGTTAATTAAATTAACAGAGAATGTAAACGGCGGCCCAACAAACTGCATGCTGTATAAAGCAGTATCAGTCCAAACCAATACCTCTTGTCTTGATTTAACAGCTCCAATAATAGAAGAACCAGAAGATAGTCTTAAAGATCCAGCAGTATTGGTAATTGTTGGTTCAAAGTCTAAATTGTTTTCTTGATCGGAAAAAGCAATCAGCATAGGGTCAACGGTACCTGTTCTAGCTGAACCCGCATCATTAATTGGATCAGCGCCCAAAACAATTAAATGTCTGTCAATTTCTGAAGTAATAACTTGCAAGCCAACCGTAGGTACTAAATTAGCACCAGCTATTCCAGACATATCAACGGCTCTTGTTCCAACGCCGTTGTTTTCAGTCCATTGATAAATACCTCCACCCCTAACATTTATAATTAAGTTTTCGCCAAAGTTATCATGAGTCCAAAGCCTTAACTGGTTGGTAACAGATAAAGCAGTAACAGAACCGAAGGTTCCTTCACCCCACCCATTTAAACCCCAGCCAGTTCCAGGAACATAAACATCAAGACCTACATTTATTTGGTAAGTTCCAACCGTAGAACCCCCTCCATTACCGCTGTCACTTGCGCTGGCTGTTACAGTAGCTCCGCTAGTATCCTTGGCTTCTATTGTATAAGAGTTAGCATTTACGATTGTCGCTATTTGGTATTCTTGATTAAGTACGGTAGCAGTAATATTGCCGCCAAGAGACGCCGCTCCAGAAAAAGTTACAAAGTCATTTTGTACTGCCCCATGAGCTGTATCAGCGACGGTAATTGTCGCATCGCCGTTGGATGCAGAAAAGGTAACATCTCCAGCGCTGGTCGTAGATCTTATTGGGGTAATATCATTAAAGGTAGATCCTTCTTCTATATAATATTTCCAAGTTGTACCTAAACCTAAGTATTTAGTTCCACCCAAGGCTACCCAAGCATGTAAAGCTCTGCAAGTTCCTAAAAAAGTATTAAGATTTTCTTTTGCCCAGCCGCCAAATTTTTCTGGCAAACCTTTTCTAAATCTTACAAGATTAATATCAAACCAACCGCCCTCATTACTATAATCAGTTCCTTCTCTATTTACCCCTGGTTTGAATAATGTTTTTTGTAACGCCATTTTATATGTGTTCCCAGCTTTTACCCTCAAACATCAAAGCTTCTGCCTCTCTTCTTCTTGTAAGACCAGCCAAAACCTTGCCTTTTGCTTTGTTCCATCTTTTCATTTGCGCGGGAACTTCATCGTATTTTCCCTCATTTAAAACTCTAAGCATGCTAGACCTTTTTAAATTGTTTGGCCCTAAGTTATATGTCCAAGAAACCAAAGAATCGAATTGTGATTGATTCATTGGGACAGTTACCAATGAATTAACATAATGTTCATACTCGTCATCAAGCTCACGCCATAACATAAAGTCTGCTTTTTCTTCAGACCACTTATCGCCTTCTTGTACATCTTTGGTATGGCCATAACCTATAGTCCATACTCCAGCAGCACATTGATAAGCTTCAAGTTCACAGCCTTCAAATTTTTTTATAAGCTCAAAGCCTTTATCTGAGGTGTGCATTAGTTTCCGAATACGATTGTTACAAAAGCGATAAATAAAGTTCCTATAAAGCCAAAAGTTCCAAACATTGCTATTCTTAGGGTTTTGTTTAAATCGTTCATCTCTTGCTTGATCTCTGCTGTTTCTTTGAATATGGTCTTCCATCTTTCTTCACATTTTGCCTCATGCGATTTTAAATCTGATGCAACAGATTGTACTGTATTTCTACTCGCCATCTTTTTTATCACCCGTATTGGATGCTCCAAAGTAAAACGATATAACTGCTGATGCCAGCCCACCTAAATATCCTAACACTAAATTAATTAAAGCTTCAGAGTTTTGCTCAGGTGGTTGTAAGGTTACTAAAAATATATAACCCATAAATCCACCAACAACAAAAGTACCCATAATTCTTGCTGTCCAGTCTTTGTTAAAAGTTTTTCTAGCGTCTTGTTTTTCTGCTGTTTCTAATCTAAATATATCTACATCTAGCTCTTTCATTTGAAGCTCAAAACCTTGTTCAGCCTTTTTAAGCTCTAACATTTGTTCTGGAGTAGCCTCTTGTATAGCTTTGTTAATAGATTTTGGATCTGCTTGACATCCAAGCACACCAGCAATAACTGATGCTGCTTGTCCACCTAACGGCCCACCTAATGCTGATCCTAAAGTTGGAGCAAGCGCTCCTACTACATTTTTAATTAAACCAAATTTCATAATTACCCCGCTAATGGATTTTTATCATTCATCTTTGCTTCTATCTTATCTACTTCTTTGTTTAAAGATTGAATGTCAGCTTTAATTGTAGCTATATCTGTTTTTATTTCAGTAACATCTGGAACAGAAATGCCGTCTATTTGTTTTTCTAAATACTGTACAGATTTTTCTATACCTGCAAATCTTTCCTCAATAACTTTTTGTTTTTGTTCGGTATCACCTATACCGCCTATTTGAGCTTCTAGGTTATCTAATCTGTTAACATACTGAGCGCCTTGATAGCCAAAGCCAGCAAGCGTTGTAACAATACCAACAAGAGCTATTAATTGCGTTGTTTTATTTTCAAACCAATTCATTTCAGTCTCCTATAATGTTGGCTGTAATTCTTTTAATTCAGTCAAAGTTTTTATGCTTTGTCCTGCTAGCCCATAAAAAGCCGCAGTATTATCTGAAAGGTTGCTATTAGTATAAATGCTTTTTGGTTCATACCAAAATTCTTTTTCAGGTATGTTTACTGCTCTATAACTATTAAAACCTGGCAAAAAGCCCATAACCGCTATAATAGCGTTTTCTGAACCATACTCTCCAGTTTCTTCTTGTTTAGCTGCAACTTGTTCTTGAGCTGTCTGTAAGTTTTGAGCAATAATATTTTCAACGGTAGTTTCTGAGTCAGAATCAACAGATGCAATAGATGTATCCATTTGATCTTGCGTTGTTTCTGTTGTTACATTAGCAACTGTTACTTCTGTTGTTACCGTTTCTGTTCCTACTGTTGTTGAGCCAAAAGAAGAATCTGATACAGACATACTGCTCATATCAAGAACTTGATTGGTTTGAGCCGTAGATGATGCAAACTGATCTGACATGCTAGGGGAGCTGCTTGTACTAAAACCAGCCGTAGATGAGTTGTTTACGGCATTTCCAGCAGCCACGCTATTGCCTGTAGCATGTATAGAATTACCAGCGTTAGTACCGCTAACACTTTGATTTGCGGTTCTTATTGTAGATGCAACCACCCTAAGAGCCACTTCTCTACTAATTGAACTTTCACCTTTTGTATTTTCTCTTTCAGCAACTTCAAACTCTTCTTCAAATACATCTTCTTCTATAGTCTCTTCTTTCTCTATTCTCTCTTCTTCTATTTCAGCCTCAGCCAGTCTTTCTTCTATAGCTTCAAAAACCTCCTCAACGACCTCTTCTTCAAAAATTTCCTCTATAAACTCTTCTTCTGGTTCTTCTAATACTGCAATATCTTCTTCTCTTCTAGTTTCTTCCTCAAACCATTCTTCTAATTCTTCAATAGTTTCTAGCTCAATAAAAGTTTCAGGCTCTCTAAAGTCTTCTACCAAAAATGTTTCTTGAAAAATAAACTCTTCAATAATTAAATCTTCCACAGGAATAAATATTTCTTCACTCGGCATTTCAAAATCTGGTATCAAAGGAAATGGATCTACAAAATCATCTTGACGAAACATCTCTTCAAAAATTATTTCTTCTTCAAACATAAACTCTTGTTCTTCAAAGTGCTGTTCGTCAAATTCAAATACAAACTCTTCAAACATCGGTTCTTCTTCGTAGCCAAACTGCTCTTCTTCTTCATAACCGTAATGAAACTCATCTTCTTGAAAATACCCCACGTCTTCTTGTTGGCTGTAGCCAGGGCAGAATGGGCCATACTGAGGATCTAAATCGCATTGCTGGTCATCATATGCATCCCAATAATAGGGGCAAGACTCATCATAAAGAGAATTTATATTACATTGTTGCGTTAATAAAGCATCTGCATAACCGCTACAACTAGAATCATTTAAAGGATTGCTGCAATCAATACCGTTGCCACTACCTGCGCCATATAAAGATCCACCATTTTCTAGCGTGGTATTGATAGATGTTGCATTCCAATTTTTATTGACGCAAGAAGATGAGTTGGTTGTACCTGTACCGCATTCATCATGATAGTAGTAAGTATAGGAGTCATCTTTGTTGGCTCCCACTTCACCAATTAATACATCATGATTAATAATATCTAAATGGCCGTAGCGCAAATCAAAAGAATTATTATTCCAAAGTATTATCTCAAAGCTGTTGTCTGATGCTCTGTTGTACTCCCTAAGGTCATACCAACCGAATATCATTTTGCTTGAGTCTCCCCAAGACTTCATACGAGAATTGTTGTCTCTAATTAAATCGGTCCAGAAAGCGTATATGGTATAGGTGTGTTGTCCGTTAATAGGGTCAGGAGTATAGTCGTTACAATAACTACCACTATTACCAAAATGCAAACATCCATTGGTTGCCATCCTTGCTTGGCTAAATGTAGAGCCATAGAAAGTAAAGTCAAAAGAAAGGTCAATTGCAGGGCTAATACCATCATCAGAAACTGAGTATGCTAACTCACCCTCAAAGTCGTTGGCATTTGTTTGTAGGTGATATAAGTCTTGTCCTGATTCATAAATGTATTGAGCTGATAAATTACTTGTAAGTAATAAGCAACATATTATTTTAAAGCAGCGATACATTCTCTTTTCTTTTGAGTAGAAGAGTGCCAAACTTGCTTGCAGCGCTGAACTTTTTCTTTATACCATACTTTATAATCAGGCCTTTCTCTTTTATTTTCTTTCCAAGCAACGGTTGCTTCTTTACCAATTTTACCTTTGTATGGGCAAGGAGTACCAGCCATCTCCATAGCATTAAAAACCCTAGAATCTTGACAAAGAATAGATACTGATGCCACTTTCATACCAGTATCGTATAAATATTTAGAAAGTTTTAATCTTTCACAATTTTCATCTCTTACAGTCTTTCCCCCTGAAAAACCAAATACCTGCCCTTGGAAAGCACCAGAGCGTCCTACAGTACAAAGATCTTGCGAATAGGACATAATGCTTGGAGCTATCGCTGACGCTGGAGGAGCCTCGCTCTTGACGTTTTGGTTAATCGTTTGAGTAGAATTAGATTCGTTAATATTTCGGTTTGTATTATCAGATTTAGTATTATTTTCGTTTACGTTTCGATTATCGGTTGTGACGTTTGATTCTGAGGTTGACTGATTAATATTGGTATTTTGATTAGTGCTAGAGCTGGTCGAAGTCGAATTATTAGTATTTGTAACATTTTGATTAACAGTTGAATTAACCGTTGAATTAGATGTAGAAGTCGAAGTATTGATGTTGTTATTCGTATTAGTATTATTCGAGGTCGAAGTATTTACATTTGTATTTGAATTAGTCGAAACATTCGTATTGGAATTTGTATTAGTCGAATTATTCGTATTAGTCGATACGTTGGTGTTGGAATTTGTATTGGTATTGGTATTAGAATTTGTATTAGTATTGGTATTAGTATTGGTAGTGGTCGTATTATTTACCGTATTTAAACTATTGTTTTCGCAATACTGAGAACCGTTGACGCAAGCTGTACCAGACTGTTGAGAAGATTGAGCGTTAACATTTATAGACAAACCAATAACTAAAGTTACTAAAAAACCAATAGCTGACCAAGCTATTATCCTATCATGTTGTTGTTGCTCCTTGTCCATTTGGCTTATAAACTCCTAGTTCAATTAATTTAGCTCTATTATTCATATGCTCTAATTTAATATCCTTTTTGCTTTGGCCTGTATATTTAACCGCCATATGTTTTTCAATCATTTGCTGGTTAATATCTATTCCATCTACGATAACTGATGCCAAAACTCTACCGAATTTACCTTTAGAGTCTTTTAATTGCGTCTGTAAGATGACGTGCTTGCCATTTGATATGGCGTCTTGTAAAAACTTAGCAGCTAGCTTACCTCTAGCCTTTTCGTCTTTGTCGCGAGTTCTCGACTCGGGAGTGTCAATACCGTATAAACGTACACGACACTTATGGTGAATATTAAAACCGAGATCCAGATCAGCGTCAATAGTGTCACCATCAACCACCCTAGTGACTTGGCAACTATACTCATACATTATTTTTTCTTACGAGGTCGGCCTCTTTTTTTTGGAACTTTTGTATAAGCTTCGTTTACGTCTGGAGTGTTGGGATCGTCAGCGACATATCTGCCTTTTTTATTCCTAGCCCTAACGGTTTCCATTTCCTCTTTAAGAGGATTAGGTAGTTCTGCTGAACTAAGAGGCGTAAAAAAATGTACTACTTTTTTCCACCAAGACATGTTACTTCTTAATTTTAGATGTAACTTTTTCCCAAAGTTCAGGTTTAAATCTTTTTACAGACCAAGCCAAAACTATTGTTACTATTATTAATGGTATTAATATATCCATATTTTACTCCTATGAAGTTGGTTCTGTTGGCCACTCACCAAGCGGTCTAACTGGTGGTGTAGCGTCATTATAAACGTATAGTGCTGCGAGTTCATCTACAGTTGATACTGCGTTTATTTTTGTTTTCATGCTTGATGCAGCTGTTCTTACTGCCACCCTGTAGTCTAGCCAATCTGAAGGTATAGCTTTAGAACTTTCTGCATTTCTAACCACCATCCAGTCGTTAGGTTGTAGTAAGCCATATGCTAAATCTCGTATGTTTTTTAAATGTTGCGGTCTAATTCCAGGTGTTTTTACATCACCTGCTGAAGTTCCTTCTGGCATATCTGAATCACCACTTTGCCACAAAACATTATCTAAAGGTTTAGCTGTAGCTGTTCCATAAGTTGCTGTTACTTGATTACTAGCAAATGTAAAAGTTTGATTTGTGTTGTTATAATAATCCCCATCTTTAAGGTTGGTATTATCTATTACAACCTCATAAATACCTATAGCTTTTAATTCAGAAATACTCCACAAACTGAAAATATTACTAGGATATTGAGTATCTCCTATTGTTATTTGTTTAGGGTTTTTTATAACTTTACTTATATTCCCTGATTCTACTAATGCCCACATAATTTACCTCGCTGTTGTTGGGATTCCTGTTGATGTTACAAATGGATTTTCTGCCCATGCCATATAGATGTATGTATGACTGCTTTGGTTTACCCAGCCAAAACTTGAACGCAGTTTAAAGCCATTGCTTAATATGTCTATATTTGCATTTGCATTATCATATTCTGCTGCATCTGAATTTGGTCTTAATGCTCTATCAACCACATTGCCGTTACTATCACTTCTTTTGTCATCGTACACCATCCAGTTATCGCCATTATCACTTGATTTTTTAAGTAATATGTAGGCAGGTTTGAAACCTGTATAAACAAACGGACCATTTGTATCTCCATTGCCGTAATAACTGCCAAACTTGCTGTAGCCTTTAATTGGACTCCACGCATAACATATATAAGTAGCTGTATCTGCGTTTGTGTTTGGATTCCCTGAATCTCCTACTCTTATATTTGTAGCATCAGGTAATGTACTATTCATAAAAGAAGCATCGGCATCTTTGCCGTCTGTGCTATTAAGTACAATTTTATAATCATCCCCTAAAGCAACATGCCAACACGCCCAAACATTTGTAGCATCTCTTCTTTTAAATATAATCCATTCGGGAGCAGAAGGTAAACCATGAGCTATATTGCCTGGTGCACCTGTTCCTGTGTAAGCTATAATGCTAAATCCTCCTGCTGTATTTGTTTGTATAGTTCCACCAGGATTATTACCACTTTCAGTAAAAGAACTTGTACTACCTGCATTGGCTTTCCAGTTCCAACAAACCATTGAATTTTCATTAACTGCTGCTGCTGATGTAACTCTAAAACCATCTGACTGAAACTGAGTTAAACCATTGGTAACTGTTGTCTCTACATTTGTAACATCAGAAAAAAGAGCTTTTGTTGTTCCTCTTGAACTATCATAAAGTTGATTTGAATATCCTACATCTCTATTTTTAAACCAAACAAGGTCAGGCTGCATATCTGAATTACCATCAAGAGTAACATTATGTATTCCACTTGTTCCTTCATAAATTTTAGCTTGAAAATTTTCTGAAGGATCATCTACTGTTGTATAAGCCATTATCCAAACTCCGCTAAATTTTTTGAACACAAAGCATAAAAACCAGACGGCACAGCATACTCAAAGTTGCCATATCCGTTGGCATCGCTGTTGCCACTTGATATAGAAAGTAAAGTATAACCACCAAAATTACATTTCCAATGAATATTACTATAGCCAGTTACACCCATTGTTATAACATCAGTCCAATCATCTCCAAGACTAGAAGTTGTGTTCCATGTAGCACCATTCGCAGGTGTGCCACTATTATCTGAGGACATCCAAGTGCCGTTTACAGAAAAATTTATTTTTCTATCATCCATGTTCAAACCAACACCAATAATGTCACTGGCACTATATGAAGCACCATAAAAATCACCAGTCCTATTTAGTAAAGCTCCATCTGACCCTCTTAAACCAACTGACCTATTTTGATTGCTACCTGCATAACCTAAATAATAACCACTATGGTCTTGTGGTATATAAGCATCTGCAACATCAACTATGCCGATAAAAGACGTGGTTGAATCACAACTGAACTCTGCATACCACTTACCTTTTGATACTGCTATTGATGCAACTGCTGTTTGATAATTACTGTTTATATAAAACTGTACTGCACCATTAGCTACATTTGTGCCTGATGCTTTAGGGTGTAATTGGTTAAAGGTTGCAAAATTGTTGGTTGGTGTGTCAGTCGCTTGATCTGCGGATGAGATGTTGGTTTCAGTAAAGTCTGTACCACCATTAGCATCATTACCCATGTTAGAGGAATCTTTAAAATCTAAATATGCTCCATTAGTACCAAAAGTTAAACCACTTACATCTATAGGAATCCAAATACCTGTGTCACTATCAAACTCTCCTAAGTCTGTATGTGCAGCTTTAGTGTCATCTAAATAAACAAACTCAGATAAATAACCACTCATGTCTGCATCTGCCGCAGCTCCTCCTTTACCTACATAAATATTAGTAGTCCAGTCAAATAATGCATTTTGTCCAGGCACTACAGAAACAGAAAATGATGTTTCCAAAACACCATTAACATAAATTTGTGTTCTTTCACTTGCTGTTGAAAGTCTTGTATCTACAAGAAAAGCAAAATGATACCAAGCATTAGTATCACGAAAAAGTCTATTGGTTTTATAACGCATAGCATATGCACCTTCCCATGAGTAAAACTCTAATTCATCAGAACTTGTAAATTGAATAATAACTTCGTTGTTGCCACTTGCACCTGCTCCTACAAGTCTTTGTGCGCCTAAGGCTGTTCTTTTTAACCAAAAACTAATTGTAAAACAATCTCTGCTTTGACTTGATAGAGATTTATGTAAACCTTCTGAAAGACCATCTTCAAATGCACAAGAGTTATCTACATCATACCCAGTAGAGACACTACCTCGATTAGCTGTTCTCTGTAGGGTTTCCATGTTAAGTTTGAGCCATATTTTGGCTTCTGCCTATTTCTTGCCATACAGAGCCATTGTATCTAAATGCAAATATATCTGTTTTAGAAGCGGTAGCTGTAACTGTAGGAGCTGTACTGGCAGCAAACTCGAATACTGTATTCCAAGCAACTGTCCTAGCTGTCCCACCTTGAGCTATCTCAATACTAATAATAGCCCCCTCTACTGCATTACTTGGGGCTGATATGGTTGTGTTTTCAACTGTTACATAATATGCATTTGCTGCTGCTCGCGCATCCCAAGCTGTTGCGTTAGAGCTTGAGGTAATAGCTACTTGGCTAATGTTAGCTGAAGTAGAAGCTGTAACTTTTTTAGGCATTGTTACAAACTGATCCTCATCTACTGAGATAGCTGGTGTTGTACCAACGGTTGAGCCTAGTCCTATAACTAAATCATCAGCACTATCATCTAATCCCACATAAAAATCTTGAGCGTTTCCATCAAAAACTATTTTAGTATCTTCGGCTGTTGCATCACCAATAGTTAAGGTAGTTCCGTTAATTGATAAGCTATCTGTAACTGCTAAATCAGTAAATACATCTAATACTGCTGCTCCACTTCCTGCTCCATCTAATTGAACTACTGCTACTTTTCCAGCAGCAATAGTTACGTTAGCTCCTGAGCCTTGCGAAATAATAATATTTTGCGATCCACTAGTAGCGTTTTCAATTATTTGCACACGCTTCATAGTGTTTGGACCAATCGTAATCGTACAAGCTGAGTCTAGCGTGCCTGTATATTTAAGATACATGGCTCGACCAGCATCTGCTGATCCATCTGCGACTGTAGTTGTATGAGTATCTGCGTTAGTGGTGATCGCTTCAGTACCTATACCAAGAGCTTCACCAATTAATTCTAAGTTAGTATTTGTAGAAGTACCCCAAGTTCCGCTTTCATCACCTGTAGCGATCTCTTTGAGTCTTAAATTATTTACATAAGTTGCCATTTCTTACCTCTGAGCATTTATTATGCCATTTTAAATTGCTTATTGTATATTAAATTATGCAGCTACGTCTGTCCAATTAGGCGTCTGAGATTCATCAATATCTTGCCACTTAAACGGAGTGCCAAGTTCTCCTGTAGCTGATACACCTGTGATTGTAACATTAGCTTTACAATTAAAGGTTGGGTCTCCAACCAATCCAACAGTATTACCAAATACATTTACCACAAATCTATTATCAGTTTGAGTAGTTGCAGTACCAAGGGCTGATGTTCCAGCTTGTCCTGTTGGTGTTTGATTGGCTTTAGCTGTAATGGTTGGAGTGCCTATAGCTCCAGTCCCTTCTTGACCAGTAACTGATACATTTGCTTCTGCATCTGGAACGATAGATCCAACTGCTGAAGTGCCAGCGACTCCACTAATACTTATGCTATTGTTTGATATGGTTGTAGCTGTACCTAAAGCAGATGCGCCTGCAAATCCATTTACTCCTACAACGCCACCAGCATCAACCGCTACGCCACCATTAGTAATTGTGGCAGATAAACCGCTAGGTGATACTTTTGCTTTTGCTACAACTGATACAGTACCTAGAGCAGATGTGGCCGCTGAAGGCGCTGAAAGAGTAACTGGGATGGGTTCGCCCCACGTGAGTTGGCCCCACGTGCCTCTACCCCAACCGTTAATGATAGCCATTTAAGGCTAGGCGATTCTTATAATCGCTGTAGAAGCTGCTGCTGCTGGAAATACAATAGTAAAGTCTCCAGCGGTAGATGTTTTATCACCACCAAAGTCAATTGTTGCTACTGATTTGTTTGAATCGCTTGAGTTATAAATCATACATCCTCTAGCTGTTACCGTAGCTGTACTAAAAGTTAAATCAGCAAAATCAGTAAAAGCTGTAGTACCAGAACTTGTAGGTGCAACTTTAGTTAAAGTTCCTCCGCCTGAAGAATAATTAGTACCAGATGCTTGACCTGTAGTGGTGAAAGAAGTTGTGGTAGCTCCTAAAGTAGCTGATGAAGTATACAAAGCTAATTTAAAAGCATCTCCATTGGTAGCAAAGTTATGATTACCAAGCAAAAGCTCTTTTTTAAAGCTGGTTGTAAGTGTTGATGTAATTGCCATAATATTATAGTTTCCTAATTAAATCGGCAGCCTCTTTTAAGCCTGCTTTATCTAAT